CCAGGGCGGTCTGTAGAACCATATTCAATTAATTGGAATGCGTCTCCTGATTTAGGCATAGATGCAGATACAGAACCAAGCGTGGATGATAAATTTTCTTGAAAAGTACTAATATCAATTACAGCGTCTATTTCATCGTCTGATACAAGACCGTATTGAGAGTAAGTAAGAGAACCATCAGTCAAAGTCATCAACATAACAAAGGTAGCTTTTGGGTGAAAACCTTGATGAGTGTTTTCTCCATATACTTTATCAGTAGCACTTAACTCAAAATTACGAGAATAATAATCTATCTCAGTACCATATAAACGGATCTGTTCTTTCCACCAAACTTTATACGTTTGATCTCTCTCAGTACCTCCGCGAGATTTATTATTAAATCTAGAAACATTCTCTGCATCATCGGTATACTTGATTGCGGAGATACTAGTTGTAAGATAGCCACCCATTATTTTTTAATGTAATATTTGTTATCTGTAATATAAAATGTTATACCAGTGTTACCTAAGTTCCTTGAACCTCTCTTTTCTAGGTCAGTAATTTTAAATAAATCTTTTATTGTTTGTACTTCTTTATCATTTAATAAAAACATACCTGTTTCCATTATTTTAAGTTGTTTTAACTTATGGGGATAATTAGCTTCTGCTCTATGTACATCTGGTAATAAATTCATCTTACCACCTTCTCGCCCTTGTAAACCTGTAGATCCTTTAAAACGTCTACTATTTAATACGTTTCTTGCCTTG